ATTTATAGTGTCGGAGTCGGTTATGCTGGAAGCGGAGCAGTTTCAATCCAAGGAGGAATCTACTGGAAAATTAAATTAAAGAAATAATTAAATACGCATGACATCAAGGTTTGTAACTCTATCTGACTATTGTATATTGGAGTACATGTTGACTCCAGCGGGCGATCCTGCACCAGAGATAATTAATACGAACTATTATTTTCTCGAAAATGCTCATGTTGATCTGTTTCAGATTTACAATACTGATGCCTATGCAGCAACGACTAAAAACTCAAGAGGATTAAGTGTAGTACCGGTTGGAGGATCTAAGCTGATTAGAGTTGACTTAACTGATATTCCAATTTATACTGCATACGATCCAGCAATAAGTGAAACTGAATTATCTAATAGCTATAGTAATGCTCTAGTCATGGACACTATGCGATTCCATTTTGCATCAGGGTTCAATTTTACAGAAGTTGAAAATATTATATTAGGAGCTCGCCAAAAATTAAATGACTTAAAGCAGATCCAGCTAGTTAATATTTTAGTGACTTCAGTTACTGCACAAGACCTTTTAACCTTCAACAATAAACCGCTTTTCTTAGCAAATACAATTTACGATAAGTACATTGATATTAAAGTCCCAGCATGTTCGTATCTAGATGAAGACTTTACGCAATTCGGGTCAGCTTCCTTTGAACATGCGATTACGAACGGTACTGGTTTTATTAAAAACTCACCAATCACCGTATCTTTAAGTGAAGCTGAATATGAAGACCTATTTGCAGATAACGGCGAGCAGTATGAAGCCTACCGCGTTGTTAATTATTACGAAGGTTCAGTTGCGCAAGTAAATGAATTTGATAGTTTAGGAGCAGTTATTCAAGAAGCAATAGATGGAGACTATATTGAATTCTTTGCAACATGGAACGGCGCATTCCCAGAAGACTTAATATCTACTCTTAATGCAAAAGGCGTAGATAATGACTGGATCTTAATTCATAACTTACAAGTATACGAACAGGTTGGAAGTATTATAACTCCTTCTGGAAATTTTCTAGTCTATCAAGAAGACAATTTTGATGTTCCATTATCATACAGACCAATTCTAAAGGATGCAGGTTTTGCAGTTTCAATGTCAATCGACTATATCGTACGGTTACTTAACAAAAAGACCGGAGATCAAGTAATCAGAACCGGGTCAATGTCTCTGTTTAATCCAAATAAGTATGGAAAGCACTTAGCTAAATTGGAACTGGCAGATAAGCCTCAATCTATGAAAGTTTATAATAAAATTGTTCAAAAGAATTTAGAGATAAGTAACTTATTTACTGGTAAAAAAATACCAACAACAGCTACGCCAACTGCATCAATTGTGTATGTAGACAAACCAGTTAACGTAGCAGTTCCGACTTTTTATAAACAGGCAAATATTCGAATCAGCCAAAAGAACGCTCTACTAAAAGCTACTAACGGAACGTCTGAAGTAATTTTTGGACAAGGCGACATGGTTTTACCAATTGACCCAACTGACAATTACATTAAGTTTTCAGTGTATGAGGCTAACCCAGCTAAACCTAGCGAGCAGACTCCAGCTAATTTGAATCCCACTTCAACTTTCACCCTTAACTTCGGTAAAGACTCGAAGTATACATATAATTCACTAAGTGATCCGGCTGTCTCGGAACCAGCTAGTGGAAAACTGGCCTTTCGTATACCTAAGGATCAAGCGAAACAGATTCTTGAATCGACTGACTCGCTAATGTTTATTTCATTAATTGGAGTAGACGGAAGCGAAACTTTATTATACACAGGAAAATGGATGGCTTCTTCTGACTACGGCGCAATTTTAAGAGCAAATGATGCTGCTAAAAATGCACTACTAAATGACCCGTATGAAACAATTGCAACTTTAAACAAGTCAATTGCGGATCTTACGACCGAGAATGAAAAACTTAAAACCAAGATAGTTAGTTCAAAGAGCGTAAGATACTCAAGGGTTGACGAAACCTCTAAATCAATCAACCCGATGGCTGGATTTAGGAATGCAACATAACGTAAGTAATTAGGCTATCCTATAAATAATATAGACGATAGCAGATAAATAAACTTATCAAAAACGGATAAATAATAAAAAAGACAAGCGTTTCAATGAACGGTCTCATACAAGAACTAACTAACGAGCTCAAAAATAATTCGAGCGTAAATTCTAGCATTGCTGCTAAAGTAGTATTAGAATCAATTAACAACTCACTAATGTTGGGGGTTGCAAATGATCAGATTTTAGAAAACTCTCTAAATACACTAGATCAATTCGCTACTGAATTGGTAAACGAGAATATTAAAGAAGTGGTAGCTAAATTCAAAAAAATGGCAGAAAAACCAACAAGCCGTCTTCAAAACATGGCTAAAGAAGCAGGTCTTTCTATCAAGATTCAAGCTATCAAAGAGGCACAAATTTACAAAGATCCAGTAGTTAAGCATACAGTTGCTAGACTAGAGGAAGCTGTTAAATCTATGCCTGAATTTAGAGCAATCCATTTCTTCTTTGAAGGTCTATCTAAGTTTAACTACGATACGACTGTTTCTGAAGTTTTAGAATCATTATCAACTTACGTTAATGAGAATCGTATTAAACTTGAAATCTTAAATTCAATTTTCGAAATGAGAGTAACTGGTGCAGTTCTTTATAAAGATGCATGTTCTCTATTGGAACAAGCTCTATTGGAAAATGTACAGACAGCTGATTCATTAAAAATGAAATTACGTTCTCATTCTAATTTGCCAGTAGTTAACCAATTGATTAATAAAATTAGCATGCTAGAATCTAAAGAAACTGGTTCGTTTAATTTAGGTATTGGTAACGGCGATGCATTCGTAAAACCTATTATTGCTCCTTTTTATAAAGTTAGCGAAAACTCAGCACTAATCTTTGTAGATAATAAATTTATCAAAGTATCGGAAGATGCGGATCCTACTCAAGTATCAGCAGACGATGCAAAAGACTTTCCAGATTTCTTTGAAACTTGCGAAGCCTTCAGTGCCCTAAACTTCAAAGAGAAGAGCACAGAATTAGTATCAGCTAGTAGAAATTTAACAGTTGCTTTTGGAATTAACGAAAACGGCTCATTGAACCTAAAAATCAATGGTTCAGTAATTGATAATATCGATTCAGTTAAATTTTCAGAAATCGTATTAATGGAGACCATTGATACTCGTAATGCTCTTACTAAAATCTTCAAAAACTTAGACCTAATCGTTAATTTAGAGTTTGGAAAAACAATCGTTAATGAAAGACTTGGTAAAGAATCGATCGTTTTAAATTTCGGAGAAGATATTTACGTATTCGAGAAATTAGCTGAGACTAGAATTCTTAAGAAAATGAAAGGTTTAACTTTCCATAATTATGTTATGGAAAACTTCAAATACGATGTTAGCGAAATGTACTCTATTCAATTGGAGGAAAGAGAAGCCAACCTTAAATCACTTGATGCTGAAAAAGTTACGATTGAGCAAAATCTTGCTAAATTAGAAACTTCAATCTCTCAAATTCAAGAGGCCTTAACTGATACATCTCTTACGGCAGACTATCGTGAGAAACTTAATGAACTTAAGATGTCAATCGAGAAGAACGTTAATGCTCTTAAGAATCAATACATTTTAGTAGACCAGTCCAAAAAAAAAGCCTAACTGAGTCTGAGGACATTACTATAGTGTCCGCGACCGCAGCTAAGTACGTAACTGGCCAAAAGGTCATGTTAAAGTCTGGGCAAAGTGCTACAATTGTTGGAATCGATCCAGTAGGTCAAACCTATAAAGTAATGGGAGCAGACAATCAATATAAATCAGTAAAACCTGATGAGATTGATAAACTCGATACTGGTAAATTTACCGATTATCAAGCTTCAGGACCTGATCCAAAGAATCCAGACGAACTCTCAATTAAAACAAAGGACGTTGCCGTAGACCAAAAGTAAGTATCTGTAGTATAATTACTAAAAGAAACTTACAAATGGCTGACGTATTATGCTCAATTGAAGAGGCTCGCGAAAATGGCACCCTTCAGGTTTTCGAAAAGAAGACCAAATATCACGATTATCAATTCTTAGTTAGATCTTCTGAAGAGATTAAATTTAACGTGTCTCAGAATATCTCTACTAAACCTACTGGTGGAGAATACTTCAAACCTCTGTTCATACCGCATTATGCACAAAACGGCGGCCCTATGCTCTTAGAAGACTTGGACCACGAAGACGTTTGGTTGGATGCAGGCGGCCACATTGGCATATTTGCAACTCGTTTACTAACGCAATTTCCAAAAGTAAAGAAAGTATACTCATACGAACCTTTCCATAATAACGTGGAGTTCCTAGAACAAAACCTTCAAATGAATAGTGTTGAAGATCGTTGTGAAATTATCGAAAAAGCAATTGTCGCGGACGATTCAACTGAAGTTGAATTCTACTTATCACAAGATTCAGGTAAGCATAGCGTCCATCACATTAGAGGTCGTCAGGTCACCACCGTACCTGCTGAGAATATTAACACTATAATCAAAGAAAAGGGTATCACTGCGATCAAGATGGATATTGAAGGTCTTGAATACGATATGATTAAAGCTTTAAATCAAGAAAGTTTAGATCAAATCAGGTTATTCATAGTTGAATACCATTTTCACTACAGCTGGTTATTGGAAAATCGCTCAGCGAAATTTACAGAGATCCTAGATATTTTTAGAGCTAACTTTGGAGAACTCTTCGTTAACCCTAAAACAATAAACGGCAAACACTTTATTACTCACTTCGCAGGATTTAAAGGACGTTAATGAGCCCATACGAACTTTTACAGGAAATTTATCATGATGACCCGTGGAAGTCGCAAGTCTGCTGTATTCTATTGAATTGTACTCGTAGAAAACAGGTAGACCGAATAAGAGAAGAACTATTTAACACATATCGAGACGCGGCTGAGTTATCAAACGCTGATCCTATTCAATTGGCCGAAGTAATTCGGCCTCTTGGTTTTTATAATCGCAGGTCACGATCATTAATTAAGTTTAGTACTGAGTGGATTACAAAAGAGTGGGATCATCCTCGAGAACTTCATGGAATTGGGCAGTATGCAGCAGACTCATGGGATATTTTTTACAATAATAGACTTGACATAGAACCCAATGATGGAGTTCTAGTAAAATACTTAGAATGGAAAAGACAAAATCATTATACTGCTACTTTGGCGAACTAGGAATTTTTGAAGAAAATATCCCAGGCCATACTTTTTATCAAATTGGATTACTTGATGCAATCTCTGAAAAATACGGAAACGAGAATTTCGATTTCTATAATTACATGGACACAGAACGTGCATTTGCCGTTAGGCCGATATATCCAGACGGAATACTTGGACAGGTGTTTGAGGGTTTTACTCAACACTTAATCAAGGAGTATCGAATTGGCTATGAGGATGTTCTTCTGAATATGTCAAATAAAGAATACGATAAAATTTTCTTAAAGGCTAGATTCAGAAATCTTTCAACTCTCCAAAAGAAGTTAAAGGATGCTCAGAGATTTGAGACATTTATAAAACATGCATTGGCTTGCGGATACGCTCCATCTGACATCGTTATTTTAGATACTGACTTATCTCTAAGTCCGGAATTCTTAGAAACGATTGAGAATCTTGGGATAACTAGAGAAATTGTCTCAGTAACTATTCCAGGAATAGGATCAAAATTCTTAGATTCGTGTTTGTCTGTGCATGAGAACTCAATAAAGCCGACTGTTAACAGCTTACTATATTACGGAAATCTGTCATTTGATAATTATAAAGAAGGTCACACAAAAAACCCAATAATAAATGATATTATTACTCAGGTGGAAAATGTGAAAATGTTCAACGGTGATACTTTTCAATTAACTGTATCGGCTAAAGAAACTGAGGACTTAACTAATTGGATCAATTCATTAGATCGAGCGTACTTGATTCCTAGACAGAATCGTGAAGCGATTTGGAATTCATTCACTAACTCGCTCGTATCAATTAATGTAAGTAAAGATCTTTATTTACAGGCAGGTTTTACTCCAGCTAGAGTGTACGAATCCATTATTTTTGGAGTAATTCCAGTTTCATATATGAAAGGCCACCATTCAGCAATGACATTTGAAACAGTAGATGACTTCTTTGAGATTTGCAAGTTCCTTTCCGAGTGCTCATCGGGTGACTATTTTAAAATACTTCGAGAAATCGCAAAGGCGCTTTAGCATCAGGGCCCACGAATAAATAATAAGAAATTACTATTTTTATAAATGTCATACGTAGTTTCGTCCCAACAGTTTTTTGAATCGTTATCGACTTCAGGAAACTCTACTGATAAGCTGACCCAATACTTTAATCAAATACCTGCTGCCTTTTTTGAGGCTCTAGATAAAGTTGATTTTAGTATTTTGGCAACGCCAGTTACAATCAAAAGAAAACATTCTGAATCAGAAGTTTTTGCTCACCAAGTATACTTATTTGAGAATTTTGAAGATATTCAAGATATTATTCGAAAGGAAGATTTTTTAGCTCGAGCTGGATATGATACGATTGAATTAAGAATCAATGAATCTTATTTAGAAACAATTGAAACTCTTAACGAGGGTCTATTAGGGTCTATTGGAGACTTCTTAGCTAGCCTAGTAAGTGATCCGGATCCAGTAGAAATGGGTCTTAATATCTTACGTCTTGTGCTGGATATTATTGGACTTGTGCCATTCACATGGGTAGGTTTTCCTATTGATATTGTTGCAAACGTTCTATCTGCTCTAATTTCATTGTATAAAGGGGAGTACGTCTCAATGGTATTAAGCCTTCTTTCAGCAATTGATATTACTCAAGCCTCTGATGTATTGAAGATAGTACTAAAACCAGCAATGCCGTTATTGGAAAAAATTCTACCTCTCATATTTAGATCTGGGAAGGACGTTGTTGCTCTAGAAAAAGGAGTAATTGCACTAAAAGATGGAATTATCCGAATCGGCGGAAAGAGTTTATTAGACAATGTGATTAGCTTATTTAAAGGACTTGCTAAGTTTTTCCTAAACACCGCAGTCTCAGTAGTTAGAATGATCGCCGGGTTTATGGATACTGCGATTAATCTTGCAACCTTTGGTATGGCTGGAAAATTTGGATTTAAAATTTCAAAATTAGTAGACTCTATTGTAGTGAACGTCTCGATGATTGGTAGAAATTTCGATACAGCTACTCAAATTCTTACAAAGCCTGGAGTAGGAAAAGAAATTGCTCAAAGTGCGGATGACTTGGCTAAAGCTGCTCGTAAAGAAGTTGCCCTAGGTGCTCAAGATCAAGCTCTTAAAGCTGGAAAAACTTCATCTGAAGTCGGAGCAGATATCAGTGCAGCACTTAAAGACTTTGATGCAACTCAAGCAGATAAGTACATTAGAGCTAGAGGAGGTTACTTAAGTGATCTAAAGCAGACAGTTACTTCAAATACGAAATTCATGGATTCAATTAGCCAATTATCTTCCAAGCAGAAAGACATTGCGATCGCTGCAAAAATGGAAAATGAATTAATTGGACAAGCTAAACTGTCAGTTGATAGGATAATGAAAGATCCTGAGGCAGTTAAACTGTTAGGTGCAGCCGGCTGGAGACCAGGTGGAGATCACTTAATTAGATTAGCTAGAGGAGGAAACCCTCAAGAAGTTAAGAAATTCTTTGAAGTGTTCTTAACTAATCCAGCAATAGCTAAGAACTTATCTAAATCTGAAATTAGAGCATTTGCACCGTTTGTTGCTAAGCCGGAAGCATTCATCGAGGGAGTTGCTAAATTTAATGGTAGCGTTAAGACTCTTGAAATTCTCACAAAGAAAGGCGGCGCTATTGGAATGAGAGCCGTACCTTTCAAGCGAGTTCTTAACCTGGTAGCTAGATTAGTTTGGCAAAAATACGGATCACTTGAATGTATTATCCAAGCCGGCGCAAATAAAGCAGGAGATGTAGCTCTTGGCGCAACTTCATCGTTAGTTAGAACAGGAATATCTGCATTGGAAGAAGCAGAAGAAAGTTCAAACCCACAAAGGACTGTCGCAAAGGTAGATTGCGGATTACAGGCGGCGGCTGTTCAAGCAACAACCGGCTCATTCGTTGCAGATTTTCCAGGAAGTACTGCAAATTTAGGAGGAACTGCTAACATGGGAGAAGATCCTGCACAAGCAGCTGAATTCCAAAAGAAGAGCACAGACTACTCAAAACAGGTACTAGCTTCACTAGGATTAGATACATCAATTGATGTTCAACATGCTCTTGACTATAATGAGCCTGTCGTCCAAGCCTATTTCGCAGATGTTTACGATCCTGAATCTGGAGTAATTAATGTAAATCTAGTCGATAAGTCTCGGTTAGACAGCACCATTCAAGAGATGGTTCGTATGGGAAAAATCCGACCGGAAGAGGCTGCTGGTATAAAAGCAGAAGCCTTGAAACTTATTCAATCGGGCGAAGAACCTGAAATTAAGTTACCTCCAGTAAACGAAGGGCTCTTCTCAGTTAAAGGCCTTTCATTCGGAAATAAATAATTAAAATAATAACAGAAACAAATGACCTTTGTTAAAACATTTGAAAGCTTTAGAGCAACTTCGTTAACTGAAGCAGTCGATAAAGCAAACATAACTAAGATTTCACCAGAAGCCGGCGAACTTGCTAGATGGAAAGTTGTACTAAAGAGTGGATCTGCTGATTCAATCAGCAATGCAACACCAATTCAGTCGATTATCGACAGTTTAGTAATGAACGGCGATTTTAAAAATTGGTGGACTACTACTAAATTTGAAGGAACTCCTGCGAGCATGACCCTTGGTATTGTGTACAGTGGAGTTATGAACAAGACGAATTTAGTTGGAAAAGAGGTAGCTAAAGCTGAAATTGCCTTTGTTACGTATAGAAGACAACACACAGGCGAATCTGCTGGAGTTGACAAACCTGCAGCCGACGTATTCTATGATGTAACTAAAGCTGAACCAATCGCAACCGCGACCGTTTCAGGTTCAAAGATTCCGTTAGCTGTATGGCATCAAGAAAAATTAATTGATATTAAGTTGGCGCAGCCAGTACCAGCAAGGGATAAATCGGGCAAGCTTATTGAAATCGATAAAGTTTATCCGTCTTACATGAAAAGCGAAGGCCAATCAGCTACTGATAAACCTACGACTACTGATACAACGACAGTTTCACCTACTACTTCTACACAAACGGTCGACTCGCCACAAGGCTCTCAATCGAACTCAACTACCTTCGTTGATCTTAAGAAAGCCCCAGGATTTAATCAAAAGGTTCAAGATCTACAGAAGAAGATCAAGACACTAGGCGGAGACGCAGCAACGGCTCTTGGTAAATTCGGAGCAGACGGTAAATATGGAAGCGGTACAGCTAATGCAATTGGAAAACTTGTAAATAACGGTACTCCAGTTGACTCAATTAATGCAGAGATTTCTGCTAAATTAGATGCAGCCTTTGTGAACTTAACTCAAGCTCAAATCGATGCAGCTAATAAGAAAGTAGAAAAGCCAGTCGACCGTAAAGTTCAAAGGCCTAGTCCATTTTAATAAAAAATAAATATACTACAACAAATGAATATTTCAAATTACGCGCTTATTTTAGAGAAAAAGTCTCATGGCTACTTACTGGTCAATGAGGCCGCTGATATGCAAACAGCTGACGGTTTAACTAAACTATTATCTGGTCAAAATGGAGGACCTTATGCAAACCAATGGAACCAATTCATGGATGAAGTTGAATCAAAGAAGGCAGCTGGTAACTATACGTTCATGGTTAAACACGATAACGGAAAAGACATGATTAACGTCGCTTATCAAATCGGAACAGACTTAAAGCCAGTAAAAGGAAGTCTTAAGCTAGCAGCGGCAACCTCGTCGTCTCCAGTTTCCGGCTCATCTATTGACATTAATAAGATTGCCGAATATGACCCAAAGGGTAAAATGTATGAATTTATTGCTGCATTAATCACAATATCGATTCAAAAATTCGGAAAGGCATGGACTCCTGATCATATTAAATGGGTTACTGCTCAAACCAATAAGGTTAAAGCATTAGGCGGCTCCTTCGCAGGAATCGAAAAAGCAGCAAATGCCAGCTTTTTACTAGGTGACGGTAATATCGCAGACAATTGGATTAAGCTGACCGGTGGAGATTTACCTACACAAGTAACCACAATTACCTCAAAATACAAGAAAGCCGGCTCAGTTGAGTCAGATGCTGATATTAAGATGATCATGGACGCAGTTGATCTTAAGCTAAATGAGACAGTTACATCATTTGCTGATAGTGCAGCTATGCACGGTTTGTACATGCTAATTTCACCAAAATTCTCCGCTGATCAACTTGCCAAGATGTGGACAGCGTCCGGTAAATCTGGCGGTTTTTTAACAGGTATTGCTGGGGAAATCGACGAGATTATGGGTACTACCCAAAAATGGCCTGAAAAATTTGCGGCCTGGACAGTTGGAATAAGAGGTCTCACGCTTTGGTCCGGTTTTTACACAGCATACAGATTCGATACGGTCACGTATACTGAGAGTATCGCAGCAATAAAGGCAGCTTTAGTATAATAACTAAATGAAGATTAAAGCATTCTCTGAATTCTTAGCTGAGTCATCAGCTGGCCACGATACGGCCGGTGTAGCAATATTATACAATCAAAAAATTTTACTAGTTCATCCAACTAATGGAAGTTGGGTTAGACCAATCATGGGAATTCCAAAGGGCAAGGTCGAAGCTGGCGAAGACCTAATGAATGCTGCTCTACGAGAACTTAGCGAAGAGACAGGAATCTATCTTTCTCCAGATAAATTAGAATTGCCCGTGCAGACAGTTGAAGTTTACGATAAAGACGGCAAGTACAAGAATGCACTACACTATTTCGTTTTCCGAATTGAGGATCTATCTGAGATTGAGCTGGAGTCATTAACTATTCCAAAGAGCCAACTTCAGGCAGAAGAGATTGACTGGGCCGGATTCATCGATATCAAAGAGGCTTACTCAAAAGTTTCGCGAGCCCAACTTATAATTTTAGACAGACTTTCCTAAAACTAGTTCAAGTTTCCTAGTAGAATAATAATCTAAACAATATCTTTATTCAAATGGAAAACTCACAAGAACTAGCAACCGACTTATTAGTTGAAGAAACTGTAATGGTCGAAGAAACTTCTCCAGAAATGGAACCAACACAAGAAGGCGGCGAAGAGCCTGTACAAGAAATGTCAGAACTTGACATGCTTATCAATCGTCGTACTGGATACTTCCCAGTTAAATTAGAATTAGCTGATCTTAAATGGATCAAAAATGCATGCAATGGAGGTAAATTTACTTTCACTGGCCCTAATGAAGCATTCATGGTAATGAATTGTTTCTTGGGATTCTCTTCTGCAATTGCGCGATTGGAGCAGGAACAGGACGAAAACACTGAATCGAGTGGAGCAGTTCAAATTCAGGCATCTGCCCTAGAAGCTGCAGCAATTCTACTTAACAAGTTCGAAGGATCTAGCCTTGAATCAGCACAACGTGTATTTCGTATCGCAGTAGCTCTTAACACTTCAGTAATGGAAATGAAAGAGCTTGATCGTATTATCCAAACTATCAAAGTTGGAATGGCGAAACAAGACGAACTTGATAACTTGGCTAACGAAGAGGTTGTAAACCCTAGCTAATAATTTATAAATTTTATGAAAAAGCCGCGACAGCGGCTTTTTTTGTTTAGTATAATAATCAATATGAAAACATCAGATTTTAAACAGGTTGCCGAGTTCATTGAAGAAATGAAGGCTACTTCTTCAACCAACGATAAAAAGGAGATACTTAAAAAGTATGATACCTCGACCTTGCGTAAGTTATTTGAATACGTATACTCTCCGTTTAAGCAGTACTACGTTACCTCAGATAACTTGAAAAAGCGTCAAGATCTTACTGTCGATAGTTACGATAACTTGTTTCAATTACTTGACGATCTGAATGAACGTCGTGTCACTGGCCATAATGCTATACAGGTAGTTAATGGTTTTATTGCCAAGAATCAGGAGTTCGCAGATGTGATCTATGATGTGATAGATCGTAACTTAAAGACTAGAGCTACGGCTACTTTAATTAACTCAGTAATGCCCGGAACGGTTCCTACTTTTGATGTCGCTCTCGCTGAGAAGTTTGACGGAAATGAAAAGAAGGTAAATTTCGAATCTGGAGAATGGTGGGCAAGTCGTAAGCTTGATGGAGTTCGGTGTATTACAATAATTGACGAACACGGAGAACCTAAATTTTATTCACGAGCGGGCAATGAATTCTTAACTCTTTCAGTTTTAGCAGAGGACATTAAGAAACTTGGTCTCAGAAACAAAGTATTGGACGGAGAAGTTTGCGTTATGAAAGAAGGTGGACTTGAAGATTTCCAAGGAATTATCAAGGAGATCGGCAGAAAGAACCATACGATTCAGACTCCAAAGTATTACGTATTTGACTTCTTAGAAATGGCTGAATTTAATAATCAAGCAGGGGAAGTTTCTCTTTCAGCTCGATTAATTATCTTAAATGCAATCGTAACTGACTTAACCTATGCAGAACCACTTCCACAATTTCAAATAAAATCGGTTGACGAATTTGAAAAGATTGTAGCTGATGCAACTGAAATGGGTTACGAAGGAGTAATGATGCGTAAGGATATTGGTTACGAAGGCAAACGCTCAAAGAATCTGCTTAAAGTTAAAAAGATGCACGATGCAGAATACGTCGTAATTGATCTTGAATCTGACGTAAATCGTATCATTGACATGGGAAAAGAGGTTGAGGAGGTCATGTTGAAAGCAGTAATCGTAGAGCATAAAGGCAATACAGTTAGAGTGGGTTCAGGTTTTAATATTGAACAGCGAAGATACTATCACAAAAACCCAAATGAAATTTTAGGTAAAACAATTACCGTTCAATTCTTTGAAGAAACTACTGATCAACACGGAGCTCATTCCCTAAGATTTCCAGTATTCAAAGCAATCCACGGTCAAAAGAGAGAATTTTAATTTATATATGAGCAAACGAATAATTGTAGTCGGCAGAGCCGCAAGCGGAAAAGATTTTCTTCGTAAAAAATTCGAAGATAGAGGTTTTAGGTACGCAGTAAGTTACACAACACGCCCTCCACGCGAAGGGGAAGTTGAAGGAAGAGATTACTTCTTCTTAAGTCCAGAACAGGCAGCTGATCTAATTAAAAATGACGAGTTCTATGAATACGTTGAGTTTAATGGCTGGATTTACGGAACTACTCGTGACCAATTCGATGAGGATGACGTATTCATCATGACACCTAGTGGCTTAGCTCACCTGTCTGATGATGCGCGTAAAGAGTCATTGGTAATATTCTTTGATATTGCTGAGGATGTTAGGCGTCAACGTATGATGGACCGAGACATGCCCGGTGATTCAGTAGACAGACGATTAGAGGCCGATCGTAAAGATTTTGAAGGCTTCACAAATTATGATATAAAAATAACTAACCACGATTTCTAATATGGCATTTGAACTAAACGGAATAATCATTGAGATTTTCCCAGCACAGACTTTCAATAAAGGCTTTCGTAAGAGAGAATTTGTAATTGAATCGGGAGATAAGTACCCGCAAAAAATTGTATTTGGACTTGTACAGGACAAATGTGACATGATTGATTCTTATGGAATCGGAGATACTGTCTCAGTTGCGTTTGATGTAAAAGGCCGAGACTGGACAGACAAGTCAGGTCAGACAAAATACTTTAATAGCCTTGAGGCTTACCGAATCAACGGACAGCAGAGAGCTAACGTAAGTAAACCTGCTTCTCATTT